CATTAAATCATCATTCATTTTATCTTCCTTTTTATTAATATTAAGGGGCAGATTTTATAAATTTCAAAACTATGTTTTTTATCCATAATTGGCACTACTCTACCCCTTTTTTTTCTTTAAATTATTACTAACACCACTTAAAAATTCTTTTCTCCAATCATCGTCAGCAGAATCTTCCTCTATTTTTCTTTCATTTTCTATCTGCTGTCTGTATTTTTCTTCTCTTTTTGCTTCTATTTGCTTTAATTTTTCTTCCTCTATAACTTCAGGGTCTAATATAATTTCATCTTCCCAACATTCATTTAGCAAATAAGAATGTGGGTCTTTTCTAAATTGTTTTTCTGTACCTGTTACATAAAGTTTTGTATGTTTCATAATGTCAGACATAATCTCTGATTTTATATTCTTAAACCAATAGTTCATAGTCTTTTTCTTGCTTCTCTTTTTATCGTACAGATTCCACCATAAATTAAAAACTTCTTCTTTATTTTCTTCATCAGGGTAGGGAATAACCCCACCCTTTGAAGATTCCTCCCCCAAGTGCTCTTTAAGCATATAGCTTAAAAACTTGGTTGCATCCACCCACTTTTCTTTTCCATCTTGTCGAATCTTTATTTCAAGAAATAATCCCACTATTCTTCATCTCCAAATAAAGTTCCAAATATATTGTTTAAGATGTTTTCAACTAAGTCAGTTAGGCTATCTACCATTTTTTCTAAACGTTCCATTAAAATGGTATTTTAGCATCATCTGTTGCAGTTGAGGTATAAGTATGCCCTGTATCATTTTTCGGTTGAAATTCGCTAAATTTAAGGCTCATATACTTCTTTCCTGCTTTAGATTCTTGTATCCAAGATGCAATCCTCATTTTTTTACCATTTACCATAACATTACCTGTATAATCAGGATGTTTATCTGTTTTTTTATTTTCTGCATTACTAAATAATGCTCCACTATTGTCTTTTTGTTCATAATCTGACATTTGTATCTCCTTTTATTAAAACGGCATTTCTCCTGAACCTAAATCAGTTTTAGATTCAATTCTCTTTTCCCATAGGTGAAGCCCTAATCCCATCATACCCATAACTTTCACGAAACAACGAGCTTGAGCATCTGATATATCTCGTGATGATGGCTCTACTATTGATTTCATAGGCATTGATGCAGTCATTACAGGCAAACTCCAACTTCTTTCTAAGTTACCTATATATATAGAACAGGTAACCATACAAGTTCTCTTGCCTTCTTCTCCATAAAATGTAGGCTCATCAAATATATAGGTGGCTTGTGGAAAGTTAGCCATAAGCAGCGACCAAGCATCAGCCCACCCAATATAATCTAAGCCCATTTTTGTTGTAGTAACTTTTGAGCAATCCACTTTGCGAAGCGAATCCCATACTAGCTTATAACTCAACTCTTTAACTTTTTCTTTTGTCATTATTTTTTTCCTTTCCTATTATACCAAGTTTTGATACTTGGTCTATATTCTTCTTTAATGTGAGCTGTCCTTAAAGCATATTGACAATCAAAACAATCATTTATGTCTAAAGAATGTTCACATTTATGTATGAGATTTTTTATTCTTCCCATTCTTCTCTCCTCTGTTTTAAAAATTGATTATAAAGCTCGTTATTATGATGTGGTTTTTCTAAAACCCTACATATAGCAACTGCATCAAATCTTTTTATAGTAGCTAAATACCACAAAAAAGCTAAACTACTATCGTCTGTATTAATCTCTAATTCTTTCATTATTCTCTCCTCTTATATTCCAATATGTTCTACGAACCACATTTGGATATAAATCTTTTATAGAGCATTTTAAAGCCCTTGATAGTTTTAGTAATTTATCCTGTGAAGGAAATCTGTCCTCAGAAATCCACATACTGATATGAGAATTATGGACACCAATACGCTTTGCAATATAACCAAGTTGGTATCCTCTCTCCTTCACAATTTCTCTAATATTATTCATTTATACTCCTTATTTCTTAACGCTAATTTAAAATCATTTTCACAATATCCAAAGCTTTTTTTCACTCCTCTGTTACTTTCTCTTTATTTTTTAATGAAGTATCATCAATATAATCCTCGATAGTTTTTTCACTTAATATTTTATTGTCTTTTAAATTATTTGTATAAAAACATTTTGGACAGGTTTTTCTTTCAAGTCCGATTGTTGGAAATCCTGAATGTATAATATAAACAGCTTCCCATTTATTCTCTTTTAATCCTATCTCTATTTTTTTTGTTTCATTACTTCTTACTTCATAACAATTATTACATTCCTCACAAAGCTTTACAGAAAAGCTTGTGTCTGCATCTGTTAAATATCCCATTTTACTTCCTTTCTTCTGTTTTTTTATTATTTTTAAATAAATCTTTTAAGTATTCTTTTGCTTCTTCGTTTTTTTTTCGCAAATCAGCTTCATCATAAGCCTTAGAACTTATCACACTTTTTAACTTCAACTCTTTAGATATTTTTCTTCTAAACTTTAAATCTTCTGATTTGTAGCTTGTATAAGGGCGAAGCTTATTACTCTTTGACCTATGTCTAAGTCTTCTAATTGCTTTTTCTTTAATTTGTCTAACCCTTTCACGAGTTAAACCAAATTCTTTTCCTATTTCATCTAAAGTTTGTTCTTTGTATCCATTAAGACCAAAATACATGCTTATAACATCTTTCTCTCTATCTTTTAAAGTATAAATAGCATCATTTATGTCTATTTTTAATGAATCTTTATTTAAGGAATCATTTATATCATAGTCTGACTCTAATTGTAAAACTTGTTTTGATGTTGTTGATAACATTTTTTCAATAGGAATTTCTCTTGATATTTTTCGTGGGTTCTTTTTATTTTTTTCAACGACTTTTTCATATTGGTCAAATAATACATGTAAATCTGAATTTAATAATTCTGCAATCCTGACCTTAACCTTTATATCTTTAAAAATATATCGAAGGTTTGCATACTCGACAAGGCTAATATAACTTACATTTACTGCCCTTGAAAACTCTGCTATGGAATCATATCCATTTTTCTCAAGTGCTTTTATAAAAGCTGAATTTTTAAATCTTATTTCGGCTCTAATCATTATATCTCCTTGTATTTTTGTAATAGTGCCTCGTATTTTTTTCTTAATAAATTCACACCTTCATACTCATAATATACTTTTCCATTATTAAGATATAACTTCAGTTCAGTTTCTTTTATACTTTTAAAATCAATTCTATTCATTGTATCTCCTTTTGTTAAATTTATAATATTATTACCATATATGTCAAGCATTATTTTCATTCTCGTTAATATAATATAATTTATTTTGTTTTTAAAAATATAATTCCTAATTTATAATCGTTTTGTTGTGTACTTATTTGTCGTTTGGTTTAATACTTTCAGGGCAAATAATATATAAGCGATTACTGAAAGGGGTTTTGATTTATAGTCGCAAATGGGTAGGAATATAGCAGGAAGCCCAAAATCAAGAGGATTATCTCTAAATTAGACTGCTCGTAAATATAAAATAATCTTTGTGTTTATACGCAACTGCTCGGCTCGGAAGGCAAGAAAAAGCGTAGTCCTAACCTACAATATAGTAGGGGTAGGGGAACTACGCTCACTCTCTCAAAAGGCAAGATATATATAATATAATTAATCATTAATATTATACTCTCTTTTAACTAATTCTCTTTCAATTTCTACTACATCAGTTAAAGAATCAACTTTACCACTTTCTTCCCATTCATCATAAATATCTTCACTAAACTTTATTAATTGTTCAGTAGAATATTTCTTTTCCATATTATAACCATCTTCAAAATAATTTAGTAATTTATTATTCATTTTTGTTCCTTTCTTTTTTTTTATTATTAAATTTTAAAAAACAAGGACACAACAGGGGGCAGATATAATCCACCCCCTACACAACATAACAAGATAATTATTTATACTATTTTATCTTTAATCATTTATAATTTTAATAAACTCATAACTATCTTCTACATATTCTTCAGGTAATTCTACATTTTCCATTATTTTTATAATTTGTTCGTCTGTATATCTAATTGGAAAAGGATATTCAAGTTGAACTTTTATAATTGCAGTTTTTACCAATTTAGCTTCTTTCATTGTTATCTCCTTGTTTTGTTTGTTGTGTTTTATTGGTTGTTAGTTTAAAGCCTCATAGCTGCGTCAAAGCCACCAATTTTATAAGGTAAGCAGTTTTAAATCTTGCTTAGGATATTTTTATTAGTATTGTATTATTCTGTCTATTTGGTTGAAATAAGCCCAACTACCAAATTCTAAGCCACCTATTTTATAAGTGCTAAAATTTGAAGTGTCTTCATAATCAAATAATGGTTTTCCGTTCTTCTCACTTATACCCAAAACAATTACTTTTTTAGGTTTACCCATTCCAAAATTATCTCTAACAGATACTACACTTCCTATTCTTATAGTTTTCATATTAACTCCTTGTTGTTTGTTGTGTTTACTAATTCCCTTCTAAAGGGCAGAGGGCTATTATATAACCCTCTCGCACGATTCTTACGCCAATTAGTTTATATTGTTTTTAAGAATTGTCGTTTCTTTCATTTAATATTTTTTGAATTTTTGCATCAGTTCCTTCTGGTATTTCGGGTGGTAAAAATGCAAACATAATAAATAATACAGCAATTATAATTATTATTATTTCCATTTTTCAACCCTCCACATTTTAAAGGCTTTTTTTATACCAAAGTATAATATAACATGATATACTTTTATCGGGATTATTAAGCCTAATATGTTAGATAATGAGTACCAATTTAAAAATATTGTTTGAATTTCCATTTTTAACTCCTTTGTTTGTTGTGTTTTGTATAATAGCCTTATATAAATAAGGCTTTCATCTATTTAAGAATCATCAGTTATACTTTATAAACTATTACTTAATCCATAATTAGTACCATTTTGGATATTTTTAATAACTTTATTACATCTACTCAAATTAACATTATATAGCCAATCCCAACCTTTACCTTTACTAATACATAAATCATACGAAACGCCCTTTATATACTTTGTAAAAGTACATTTTAGCAATATACAATCATCAGCTATATAATTTCGTATTACTTGTATTTTATAATTGTTAATTTTAGTATTATAAATACCTGTTCTAAAATAACCTTCTGTTGCAAGTTCAGTATTTTCATTAATAAATTGCATAATAAACTCCTTTTTTGTTTGTTGTGTTACTTAACTAAATAACCTTCGTTAAGGTCAAGGGGTTATATAAACCCCTTCGCACGATTTTTACGCCTATTAGTTATTATACATAATAATCTCTTTGATATAACTTTCTACCTATATTTATAATTCTTAATGCTTTTTTTTCATCTACTTCAATGCAATCATTTATAGAATTACAATTATTATTGTGCATTGCTTGAATATAACTTGCAAATGCTTCAACGCTTATGAAATCACACCAATATAATAAATATAGTTTTTTAAGTTTTTTTCTCATTGATTTACCTTTTTTTTGTTTGTTGTGTTTTGTATTAGACGCCCGAAGGCGTTTCGCTTATTAAAAGCTCATCAGTAATACTTAATTAAGATTAGTCAATTTATATAATCCTTCTTTTATTTTCTTTTCTATTTCCTTAGTAGTTTCATTTAAAAATATATTTCTATATTTTGAGGTTGTTCTACTATAATTATAATAATAACTATCTAAATAAGTATTATTATAAGTTTTTTTAACTATTATAGAATTATAAGATTGAAAATATTTAGTACCATTATTACAAATTATTTCTAATTGATTAGGTATTTTATTTCCATTACTTGATATTAAATTATATGCCTTCATAATTACTCCTTTTGTTTTGTTTGTTGTGTCCTGTCTGTATTTGTAAGGGCTTCAGACCTTCTTAATTGGCTACATTAACACAACAACAAACATTGGATAGCCTTCTCATTCTATCCCGTCGGTTTGTTTCGCTTGGTAGAGTCATTGCCTTAACTCTCTCTGTAATCTCATATTAAACTTAGTCTAACACAATCCCTTTAAAAACTTAAAAATTCTAAATTTTTAACGCTGTCTAATTCTGTCTATGTTTGTCTGTCTTCATCGGGGCTTTACCTTTCGGCAGTACCTCGCACAAGCTCTGAAAACGCCTTCCGTTTCCCGTCCTGAGAGTGCCTCAATTTCACGCATTGTGAGGCTAGTTCACGATTCTCAATTCCTTTTTCATATTTCAAAAAACATTTACTTATACACTTAATACATAATATGTTCATTAAAAGTTCCCACTTATTTAACGCTTTTGTTAATTAATTACGCTCCCCGTCCTGAAATCAATAAAAAAATTTTTTGAGCCTTCGGCTCTTATGGGTTACCAATGACGTGAAACTCTATTCTGCTATGATTACAAGCGTTTAAATGCTTTTTAGGTATCAATACAAGCTAAGTAAGTAATGTAATGTATTTAGGGCTATATTGTAAGGATTATGGCTTATTGCGACTCATTCTCATTTAGCATTAACTATTATGTAACAACGCTTGACAATGTCATTTATTTGTTGTAATGGTGGCGTTTTGCAATTGAGACTCAGTCTCATTTAGAAGCTATACAACCATTCAAGCAATTATGCAAGCATTATATATGGTAATGAAATTGAGACTCAATCTCATTTGGAGGGGTAGGGGCGGATAGACGAGAGAGACGACGTGCAGACACCATTCCACACAAAATAGCAAAAGTAACTTTGAAAATAAAAAATCCAAAGAACTTTGAAAAATAACTTTAAAATTTGTATATTGTGATATGGAATTGTCTACGAAATTAAAAAAGAACCCTTCAAAAGTTTTAGCTGTGGAGCTTTGTGCGGTCAATCCTGAGATGACTGTAGCTCAAATAGCGGGCAAAGTCGGCGTATCTAAGGGTTGTTTAGAAAATTGGAAGCGTGAGCCTGCATTTATAGACGCTGTTTATGATAGGTATATGTTACAGTTTGGATTAGAGATACCTCAGGTATTGGATTCAATGTTAAGGGAGGCTAAAGCAGGTAATGTTCAGGCGGGCAGGCTTATATTAGAGCATAGTGGAAAGCTTGTTAAAAACATCAATGTTACTATTGATAGTCCATTTGAAAAGTTCTTAAAGAGTGTACCTGAAGCGGAAATTGTAGAAGATGTTGAAATAATAGAAGCTGCTTCTGAGGCTCTAGATAATGCTAAAACAGATGATTTGCCTGAAAGGAATACAGAAAGTCAATATAACAGGGAGATAAGAGAAAAACAGGCAACTAAACAGTTAATTAAGAAGGCTGAATATAATGCTAAACAGAAGCTTTGGTATAAATGGCGAAAAAGAGCTGAAGCTGTTGGCGTTCCATTGCTTAAAAATCGCAGACCTACCCCTGCACAAAGAAAAGATTGGGAAAAATTAATAATTGCTGCTGAGGAGTTAAGAAATGCCGATTAGACCTAATTCTTTTATATTTAACTTATCACATATTTCATCATAAACATCTGTAGGGAACATTATTTCGGTAGGTTCGTCTAGAATTTCTTCTTTAGGAGTCAATTCTTGCTCGTATTTTTTCATAAGCTTGTCAAGCTTTAGAAATAAAGCTACCATTTCATTAAACTCTTTGCTAGTCATTTTACAACCTTATGTTTCTTATATTTTTGCCTCTACCTGCTAATTTAAAGCCTTTTCTTATTTCTTTTTTTAATAATTTGCGATTTTTTTCAGTAAGTATGCTAGTTCCACCAAATCTTTTTGGTGTTGAACCTGAATGAGCTTTCATAGCTCCTTTCATCCAATTCCTTCTAGGTAGATTAGAACCACCTTTAACATGATAATCGCCATATTTGTTAAAAGATATACCTTTTTTAGTAACTCTTATTGATTTTAATAGATTCCCTGTAGCTATTAGTGGCGTTTTTGTGCCTTTTGGTTTAGTTCTTGGATAATGTGGGTTATAACCCTTGTATTTTCTTCTTTTTTGAGTTGAGGGAGCTAATGGGGCGAACTTTCCACCTTGGATATTTTCTTTCCATTGATTTGCTATATCTCTAAGGTTTCTTCTTTCTGTTTGTGGCAGTAAAGTATCTAATTTATTATTTAAGTTACTAAAACTGAATGTAACTTTAGTCTTGATTCTCAGATTGAACATTATTATAACCTTCCTCTACATTTTCTTCCAATTCGCCACCTTCCATCGCTTTATAATGCGAATCTTCCATTGCCTCTTTGTTTTTTTCTACCACTTTTTCTGCTTCTTTTCGTGATAAATCCTTATTATACTCCATAAGAAGGTCTACCTCGTCTAGCATGTGATGTCTTAGCCTATGTTCGTCTAATAACACTTGGTCTTGAACAGTTTTTGGATATTCAGGCTCATTAAAGTCTAATTTTAGAGCATTAGGTAGCTTAATATTATTATAAGCAGCTATTTCTCTCTCAATATAATATAATTCATGCTCATACATACGCCAAAGTTCTAAATCGTCTTGATAATCTTCAAATCTCTCTAAATCTTTAATTTTCAAAGCGATGCCCGAAGGAGTTTCGCCTCCATCTTGAGCAAATTGCACATATAAGTGGTTATTTTGGGCAACTAAGTCCACTTGGAACTTGATATTCTCAATAACTGACTCAATATTCCCCTGTGGCGATACAATATCAAATGTTGCACCTTCAGGTAGGTCAATTATTTGGTCAGAGCCTGCTCTTTCTATCCTTTTATCTGAATCAACACCTGTCATATATGGCTGACCAAACATTTGGAATCTTAAACCAAGTTGCATCTCTGTCATTGCAATATTTACCTGTTCATTGCAATCTACGATGTCATTTGCACCATCTACAAAAAATTCATCTATTTGTTCTTCTCTATGAGTAAATATAAATGGCAAAATCCCATATCCATGTTCATATTCCTCTATTATATTACCATCTTCATCATAATGAGCATAAATTGACTCATCCCAATAAGCCCATTCACATTTTTCAACAAAAGAGATATCATCAGGCTGCATTAAGAGTGGATACATGATAGCATCAGGTGTAAAAGGGTCTTTTAAATGCACATCAAAATAATAAACAGGTCTATAGTCAAAATAAGGCATTTCATTGAACTCTTTATATATAACTTGAGTTGCAACTGTGCCCATAAGGCGAGTCATTCTCTCAACGTGCTTCATTCTTGCATCTTTTTTAATGGTTAGTTGGTCGTATTGATTATTTACATTACGATTAGCTCCAACTGTGTATATTCTACTCATTTTATTAACAAATCTTCGAGTAAAATTAGCATTATAACAAGGAATCTCTTGAAATGCAGAAGAATTAAAGTAATTCTTTATGTATTGGTTAGTTCCATTACCTCCATAGTAGTTAAGCATCTTTCTAACCCATTCTCTTCTTCTTTTTTGGTTTAACTGCTTAGCTTCTGTAACTGATTTCTTTATTATTTCTTCTACTGTCATATTTATCATCTTATCCTCACTTTGAATTTTCTGTTTTTAATTGGGAATTGGTTAGTAAAAAAATACCTTAACATATCACATCCATGGTCATGGTAGCCATCTTTTACGGGTTCAGGTTTTAAATCTGCACCTTCTTTTGGCTCAGGATAACGATAATTTTCTAAATCTTTCATAATTTGTGTGCATTTTTCATTTATATGTAAAAATCTTTCTCCTGCAGCATTTTCTATAAATCCTCGTACATGAGATATGCCTGAAGCTATACTTTTTGACACTTTATCTCTTTTAGTATTAACTATTATGCCTTTTTTTCTAAAAATTTCTATATCTCCTAATCCTGATTGTCCTTGAGCTTGCATACCTGCAGGGTCTCCATAATAAGTTCTGACATTATACTTTTTAGATAATATCTTTTCAGCTAGAACATCTGTTTTAACATTTATCTTATGTATTATCTCATCTATCATATTTATATGCCAAACACCACCTACTCTATGAATCTGAAACCATCCGACAGCAGGCATACGATAGCCAAAATCTATACTGCAAAAAGTAGGGAAGTTTGGATTATAAGAGAACTTACCTACATCTAAATCCCTTTCAAAAGGATAAACCCGACCTGCAAAAGAAGTAAATTTAGCTCCATACTCCTGTTCATACACCTCTTTAGCCATATTCCTCTTTCTTTCGAGAAGGAATTGGTCGCTTTTTCCGTCAGGGAAGGCAAAATGGTTATCCCACGAAGGAGCTTGATGTGATTCCCATAATTCATCTTCTTTGCCGAGGAGATACAAATCATACACCCAATTAAAACCTTCAGGAGTAGTTATGAATATTGCCTTTCCCTTACGGTCAGATAGTGTGGGAGATAAATACATATCCCATATTTTTCGTTTTACTTTAGCAGCCTCATCAATTATCAGTAGGTCTAACCCTTCACCGACTAGAGAATCAGGGTTATCTGCAGATTTAGCCTCAACTGTCGTACCCCATTTAAATTTTATAACTCTATCTTTTTCTGAAGCTCTTATGATGTCATTTGGTAGCCCAATAACCATTTTCTGCCAAATTTCTCTAAACATTAAGTCTGCTTTATCATAGGATAAGCCAACCAACCATATTTTTTTATTGGGCTGCGAAGCATAATATGTGGCTTCCATTGCAGATGCAGTTGTTTTACCAAACCTTCTCCCACAAACCATGACAAAAAACCTTGCTGTACTCTTTGTTGGAAAATGTAACTTAGATTGACCAAAATGTGGCTTATAGCCAATGAAGTCAAACCATTTTTCTTTATATTCTGTAAGTGATTTTTCCAATAATTTGCATTATTACCTATATTTAATTTAAGTTATCTATTAGTATTTTGCAAAAAAATACAAAAAACAGTTTAAATAATTAAAAATGGAGGGCAGTATGTCCGAAGATAAAACAACAGCAACTACAGAAACAGTTAGTGAAAGTAATGCTACAGAAACTCCTCAAATTAGCCCAAATGATGAGTTAATTGCAGAAAGCAAGAAGTATAGAAAAAGGGCTCAGGATGCAGAAACTCGTTTAGGAAAATTAGAAAAAAGTCTTGCTAGAGCAGAAGAAGATAAGCTTAAAGAAAAAGAAGAATTTAAAACCTTATATGAACAGGCTTCTTCTAAAGTCGAAGGATTATCTGCTAATGCTGAAAAGTGGTCTAAGTATGAAGAAACTAAAAGAGTCTCTTTATTAGAGAACCATCCTGAAGATGAAAGAGAATCTTTATCTAAATTAGATTTAGAAACTCTTGAATATGTTACTAATAAAATTAATACAACAAAGGCTAATGCTCCTGAAGTTGCAGGCAATTCTAGAAGGGATTATAAAACTCCTCCAAAGGATTGGACTACTATGAGCTCCCAAGAAAAGAAAGAAAATTGGGATGATATAGTTAAAGCTGCTGTAGAAAAGGGCAAAGCTAATGTTGGACAAATTAAAATTTAAACTCTCAAAATGAAGGCTTCGGCAGTTGAAAGAGAGTAAAATTAAGGAGTCTTAAATGGCTTTACTAGATATAACAACAGGGGCAAATTTTATACCCGAATTATGGGCTGACCCCATTTACAAATTCTACCAAAGGGCTAACAAATTATCAAATTCTGTTGATGATTATAGTTCTTTAGTAAAAGGACAGGGAGATACTGTTCACATTCCTAAGATTGCACTTAAAGCTGCAGTAGCAAAAGTAAAATCAACAGTTATTGATTTTTCAACTGCTGCAACAGCAGGGAAAGTGGATTTAGCTATTGACAAACATTATGTAGCTCCTGAATTGTTTGAGGATATGGCACTAATTCAAAGTAATTCTGAGCTTATATCAAAATATACAAAAATGATGGGCGAAGCTATTGCTCGTCAAGTAGAAACTGATATGTGGGCAGAGTTAGATGGCTTTCAAACAAGAACAGATGTAAGTGCAAACAATACATTTGGGGTAGCAACATTAGAGGCAGTTCTTGCTGCATTATATTCGCAAGACATTGACCCTAATAGTTGTTCTATGGCTGTAAATAATCTGTTGATAGCAGACATTATGAATCCTTCAACAGGTGTTGGTCAGTATTTTGTGAGAGCAGATGCTAGTGGTGAAGGACAAGGACTTAGAACAGGTGCAGTAGGCTTAATCTATGGTATGAATGTATTTCATACTGCAGCAGCACCTACAGCAACTACTAACGACCTTGCAGTTGGTGCAGTTTATCCAAGTGATGCTTGTGCTTTTGCAGCACAACAGAGTGTAAGAGTGCAATCTCAATATGATATTGCTTATCTTGGCACTAAGGTTACTGCAGATATAATCTATGGAATGAAGCTGATTGATGAATCAGGTGATTTAAGAGGATTAAACCTAGTTAATCTTGGTTAATCTTATTGTTGATTAATTATAAGGGGTGGGGAAACCTACCCCTTATTTAAAAAGGGGATTTATGATATATTTAAAAGCTGCAAATGGTCAAGTTAAAGAATATAAAGACCACGATACAAAAACAGTAGAATTTTTATTAGATACAGGTAAATGGACAAGAGTAAAAGCATTAAAAGATAATACTCCTTATTCTAAGCCAAAGAATAAAAAGAAGTCTAAGTAATGGCTCGTGACCCTATGGTTAATACTGTGACAGGTGAAAGACGAATCATTCGCAAGAAAGGTGACCTAACTCATGGTAAGGGTGATTGGATTCGTGGCGATTTATGCGATGAGCAATATAAAAAGAATTATGATAAAATATTTGGCAAAAAAAACATGCTTGTCGAAAATAAAATAGTTGCCTCAGAAGATGAGCCTTCTTAACGATATAAAAAAGCACGAAGGCTTTAGGTCTACTGTATATCAATGTACGGAAGGTTATGACACTATAGGATATGGATTTGCTATAAAAGACCTAGAGCTTGATGAAGATATAGCAGATTTGATTTTAATGAGGAAATTATATAAATTACAAAAAAGAATTGCATCAAGATTTGGATGGTT